GTAAATGGTGGACAGCTCGCAAAATCTATAAACGTAACTTAAAATTACAAACGGACTACAACAAATGGATAGAATTTTGGCGAGCATACCAAGCTAAACGTGATGCTAGAACTTCGTCACCAAAAGAGAAAACCAACGGATCTGGGCCTAAGTGGTACGTCATCACAGGGAGAGAGAAAATGCAAGAGAGGGATTACATTGAAGAAGCCAAAACATACGGTGTTTCAAGTTTTAGGAGAAACTTAACTCGTATTGTATATAGATCCTCCATCATGTTCCGCAATCTCATATGGGGACGTAGACCGCCCAAGACAGTACATTACATCCACAAGTTCTTTATAACGCTCCTTGGTGGCGTTTGGGGAAAGAAAAACGGAAGCACATGGGGTCAAGAGTGGTATGAAACACCAACTTTTGAACCAGAGAGAGCTAACTTCACAGCCTGGCTACGTATAAACAAGCTCTCTTCCAAATTCCCTGAATTGACCACAATGCGTTTTCCTGAGCTGTATTCATCTCCTCTTTACATACACTACGCCTGCAAGAGGGAATACAGAGGAATTGGAGATTCATGGGAAAGGGGAGTGCGCGACAAGCGCAATGGTTCCTTTCCCTTCATGGAGGAAATAGACCGTGCTCCCGGTCTTTTTCCTTTAGTCCCACGAGTCGCCGATGGAATCGTGGTTAAACAGCCGTTTGTGGGCCCAAGTAACCGTAATGCCATATACGTACCAGATGCTTCTAGAATTGGCATGGATGTCGTTTTTCACACAGAAATACGCTACACGACACGGTATGTAATGAGCATGATGGTTAATGGAGATGGGTACTACAAAGATTTCGGTGATTTACCAGCACACATAGTGCCGTGGGTAACATGTGGTGAGTATACCGTGTATGCACACAAAGCAATAGTACGTGCATACGGTTATTTATGTTTAGAACAGGGAGTGCCAGCGTATAAAACTTTATCGATCAACAAAACCGATCGTCTTGAGCGAAGTCAATTCAACATAGAACTTCCAAGCGCTGAATTTTGTACCCCTCTCTTCGCAAAACTCATCAGTTCTCCTCCCGATGATTGTGTCTATGCCACTCAAATTAAAAACTTATTGACACAATCTAAATGGATTCAATACGTACGCACTGGTAAAACAGACTTTGTACATTCTTTCACCGACGCCTTGATAATCGAGCTCCACGCTTCATCATCCAAAATACTCAAGGGCGGTCATTCAGAAAATGAAATAGTGTATTTGGAATACAAAAGAATGGCAGAGAACCAGGATTACAGGAAAATTTCTAGCGTAGTGTTATATATGTACGCAATCATAATGCGCAGCGACGAACTTACCATAGACAAATTTTGTCGGCTTTACTATTTCCTCACTAAGGACGGTAGTACTAGCACTGACAAACTCGCTGCATTTTCTATGGCGTACGAGATTTGCACTATAACTTCCACGTCGAATAAACTTTTCGAGTATTTTCTTGTAACAACCGTCATTGAGCAAATTGGCTTTACCGTTTTAGACGTTGTCGGTTCCTACTACCGTGAAACGGTAGGTTATTTTAACGTCTCTTCATGGTATAAGCTAACTAAAGACTTATACCCCGCGGTTTGTGGATTAACCGGGGGAATCGGTCTCAGTCATTGGCTGATAGACACTCCAATTACATGTTTACTTTCATTAGCCATCAAATGCACAAATTTGAACGTTTACACCATGGTTATTAGGAAAGTTGCCAAGCAAATCAACTATATACAATTCTGGTTACGTATGTATAGTTGGTTGAACATGTATCGCGCTGACCACCGGCAGCAAACTATCAACATTAATCCACTTAAAAATGCCGGTTACAGGGCAGCAAATTTGTTGCCTTACAAACCTAGGATGCCGATATCTATGGTCGCCTATGTGGTGACCGATTTAAATGTGTCCATAGGTTGTTGACGGACGACGGAGCTGCGGCGGCTGGAAGTAAATGTTCCTTCTGCTTTTGAAGTTACGGGCAGAGGGACGGGTGCGCTGATTTATACCATTGGTCCGGTGCACCCTGAGTTCAACCATTCTTTCTCCAACACGAATTACTCCCTTTCAGCCACCATAGCCGCCCGTCTGTTGAAAAACGTAAAACCTACCACTATCTCCTGGGTTAAATACTCGAACGTCTTAGAGCAAATTAAAGACTATCAAAAGTCGTTGTGTTTACGTGTGCACAATGACGTTCGAGATGCCGGTTTAGAATACTACTGGCGACCTGTGACCTACAAGGGAGTAGAGTCTCTCACCCACGAAGATGTGACGGGCACATACGTTATAAACATTAGTGAACATTTCAAGCAATGGTATGATCATCTTGATAGCGCAAAGAAGAAAGAAGCATGTAAAGCTCTTGCGTATCTTAAGAAAAAGAACATATTGTGTGAATGTTTAGACATCAAAGGTTTTAAACTTGTTTCTAGTGCCATGCGCCTGGTTTGCAAGTCCTTTGTTAAAGTTGAGATAGCAATTAGACACGTGTCAAAACCTGTTCGTCCCAGGATGATACAATTTCTACCCCCAGAGTTTATGGTGAACCTTGCGCCACACGCGTATTTATGTTATAAACACCTTAAACAACACACTAGCGATCCCCAACATTTATACGTCAATACGTCTGGATCCACTTACGAAACATTGTCCCGTATGGTACAGGAAGCTTTGATCAAAACCCAGAATGCTTCTGGGTTAAACTTGGTTAATTTGGCTACTCTGTTCTTTAATGGTGACGATTCGTTGGTACTCATGAACAAGAAACTGTTCTTGAGCAATCCTTGGGTCGATGGTAGTTCCATTTGGGGACGTGACCCGGTCACGCATAGAAAAACGTCTATTTACTTAGCTACATATTGTTCGGGTTGGTTCGTGCGGTATTTCGATGGGCGCAAACATGTGCCCTTTTTCGAACCTCGGCCTTTTAAAGCCTTAGCCAAATCCGCTTTTGTGATTGCCACCAACGCGATTAATGTAGCACTCAAAGACGAACTCAGATTGTCACTACTCTCAGAATTAATTGAAGCTAGATCTCTTTCCATGTATTATAGTTTTCATTTAGATCCTTTTATGGCTGAGATTGCTTTAGCATGGCTAGCCAAGGTTGAGAGCAAGTGGTATGGTATGCTATCGAGACATCGTTCCGGTAGTCAAACCATTGACGATGTCGCCCCTCTCACGAAGATAGACTCATACCTCAGTGGCCTGACATATCAAGATCGTGTCAGACTTAACCTACGCTCTGAATACAAACACGTGTCCAATACTTTGAACCATGTGTATAATGATGAGAGTGTATGGTGGTCGTATGAAGTCAATTATGGTGTCACAAAAACTGAGCTTATTGCTCTACGTGATCGTCTAATTGCCGCCATCTCTAAATGTGATATCGGTAGTTATGAACTCGTAGACGACAATTTGCTCAAAAGTCTAATACAAGCAGACTTAGATGCCAAAAACCCATGTGTAACTCAAAAAGACATGTGGTTCGACAATGAAGGGGATATAGGTATTTATGAAGTGGATTGTTCCGCTTATGACAGCACAACACAATACGAATCTTTGTGTCATAATGTGTGGTTCCAACAAGAATGTTTTGGTGAAACATTGTTCATAGATGCTATTAAATTACGACATCGAATGCAAGTACAATCTCGATCGAGATATCAGAATGCAGCATGGATAACCAGGGATCAAATGCTTTCTGGATACTACGATACGAGCATCGGCAACGGTATCACCAACTGTACCGAGATCACTACGTCACTTTGTCTGTCTTACCCAAACTGCTATCTGA